GATCGGTCCCCTCGCTGCTCTCTGTCTCTTATACACAAATCCCCACCCGGGGATTTGTGATGTCTGTCAGTCTGCTTTAGGGGGACTCTTTCCATCCGGTAGTTTCCTTCCTCCCCGGCAGCGATTTTTTGAACTTTTTCCTCACCCGTTGATCTTCTCTTATATTTCATTTTCTTCGGGTCTGTTATGGTACTTTCTGATTGTTATTCATGGGCTAACGAGCAGTTTGGACATGCCCGTCTCGGTGATCCGCGTCGTACACGACGCCTTGTGTCACTGGCCTCTTCTCTCGCTCAGCATGCAGGTCTTTCTATTGTGAAATCATCCCAGTCCACTGCTCAGGTTGAAGGTGCGTACCGCCTGATACGTAACCCGTCTGTGTCCCCGCAAGCCATTGCCGAAGCCGGATTTACCGCCACTGTAAGGGCATGTGAGGCTCATCCGCTGCTCCTCGCGCTGGAAGACACCACCACCATTAACTTCAGTCACAGTACGGCATCTGATGACCTGGGGAATACCACCACTAACCCGAAGACGCGCGGGCTGCTGGCTCACTCTGTCCTGATGTACGCCCCCGACAGCGCCCTGCCAGTCGGTCTTATCGAACAGCAGCGCTGGAGTCGTGCCACGGACACCTACGGTGTTAAGCACCAGCGAAAAGAACGTCCCTATGAAGAAAAAGAAAGTTACCGCTGGCAGCAGGCTTCGGAGCGCATGGCCGAACGGCTGGGGGAGATACAGAAACGGGTAATCACTGTCTGTGACCGGGAAGCGGATATCTGGCATTACCTGCATTATAAAGTCAGCCACGGGCAGCGCTTCGTGGTGCGTGCAGCACAGAATCGCCGGCTGGAAGAAGCACCCGGCAAGCTCTTCGAACTGCCGGAAGTCCTGGCAACCGCGGGAAGCCACACGCTGAATGTGATGCAAAAAGGCGGGCGGGCAGCCCGCCAGGCCCGGATGTTCATCAGTTACAGCGAAGTCAGCATAAAAAATCCCGACAACAGCGGCCAGGCGCTCCCGCTCACGTATGTCTGTTGCCGGGAGCAGGCAGAGGACGGCGCCTGCTGGCATCTGCTGACGTCAGAAAAAGTGGCGAGTGCCGCCGATGCGCGACGTATCGTCAGCCATTACGAGCGACGCTGGCTGATAGAGGAATACCACAAGGCGTGGAAAAGTGGTGGTACATGTGTGGAATCGCTGCGAATGCAGACCCGGGATAACCTCGAGCGCATGGTGGTTATCAAGGCGTTTATCGCGGTGCGGGTGCTGGGCCTGCGGCAGGGCGGTATCAGTGAAGAAACACAAAATGACAGCTGTGAGAAAATACTGACGCCGACAGAGTGGAAACTGCTGTGGGTTAAGCTGGAAGGAAAACCGCTTCCGTCACAGATGCCGACACTGAAATGGGCCTGTCTGAAACTGGCGAAACTGGGGCGATGGCATGACAGCAAACGCACCGGTCGCCCCGGTTGGGTAGTCATGTGGGATGGCTGGTTCAGACTTCAGGATATGGTTGAGGGTTACCTGGTGATGAAGTCTCTTGATCAGGAGATCTGATCAAGAGACAGCCCAGCCGACAGAGAATTTCCAGACGCCCGCCGGTCGCATCCGGCACGGGCAGCCCGACAACGTTCAGGATCCGGTCACGCCATGGACCACTCAGCACATGAAGTCGTGACGCTGCCGTGATTTCCCGACCGGACTGACCGCGCACCCAGATGCGGATTTCCGCCTGCGCCATTTCCGCACCGGACTGCATCCGCTCCCGGCTGCTCCTGCCACGGATATCCGCATGAATTTTCCCGCATGACACCCATTCTTCCGTCATTTCTCCGGCAGCGTTACGGGTTAACACCCGATTCAGAACACTTATCATCTGTGTCAGACGACCTGCAGATATTGCCATTCCCCCTCCTCATAACACCGTCGGACAACGCAAATCGTAAATCAGCACGGAAACAGAAAACGGCAGCTCCCCCTGAAGCAGTTCTTCCCGCTCCGCAAGATCCGGATTCCGGTACAGCATCCCGGTCAGTCGCATGGCAGCCCCCTTCATCCGGGTTAATGCCTCGCCCGGGATCAGTTCACCGTCCTCACGGATCACTTTATCCCGGCTGCCCTGAATGTAGGCCAGCAGCACGGCGGTAGCCTGACGAACCTTGTCCATCAGCATGTCATCATCCGCGTCATGGTCGACACGCAGATGTGCCTTGATCTCTTCCAGTGTCAGTAATGCCGTCATTTTCCGCCTCCTGCATCCCGCCCACGTTTTGCAGCCAGGGTCCAGGCTGATGAATGAGCTTCTCCGGGTTTATCTTCGGTCATACTGTTGCAGTGCCACAGCGAGCCCCCCCACGTCACCGTATCGCCGGGGTGGTAGGTTTCACCGGCTCTGAACACACCGCGGTAGAGCATCACCGGCAGGGAAAATGTTTTTTCCGTACGCTGGCCACTGCTCTGCCGGACCACCACAGAGAACAACCGCTCACCCGTCATGCTGACGTCAATATCCGCCACCCCGTCAACCAGGCATTCCCATCCCCGCATCCCGTGCGTTTTTTCATACGCCCGCCAGAGTCCGCCCTGGTGTGTGGCATACGTGCCCCGGGGAAAGGATTTTTGATCGTCAATGGCGGGGAGTATTTCCAGAGCCGTGGCATCACGCCCGTCCTGCGGAGCCGGCAGGGCACTCACCGCATCCAGAACCGCCTTCTGCAGAACATCCGGATCGTAGTCACGACCATCACGCGGAACATGAATATGGCTTACCGCCTCCTTCACCATCTGTTCAAGCATCGGACGCACATCATCCGGGGTGAGACTTTTACCGTCTGCCGGCTGCGGAATATTTGCGACCGCATCATTCACCGCCTTCTGCAGAACATCGGGATCATAGTCACGACCGTCGCGCGGAACAGGGATATGGCTTACAGCCTCCTTCACCATCTGTTCAAGCATCGGACGCACATCATCCGGGGTGAGACTTTTACCGTCCGCCGGCTGCGGAATATTTGCGACCGCATCATTCACCGCCTTCTGCAGTACTTCCGGATCGTAGTCACGACCATCACGCGGAACAGGGATATGGCTTACAGCCTCCTTCACCATCTGTTCAAGCATCGGACGCACATCATCCGGGGTGAGACTTTTACCGTCCGCCGGCTGCGGAATATTTGCGACCGCATCATTCACCGCCTGCTGCAGTACATCCGGATCATAATCACGACCATCACGCGGTACCGGAATGGCCCCCACAGCGTCATCCACCATCGCCTGCAGAACCGGACGCACCTCATCCACCGTCACATGCTTCTGTAATACCGCCGACAGGGAAGTCAGTTTCTCTTCAAACGCTTGTGCCTGCGAGGCCATCTTCCCCTCAAATGTGCGCTGTAAATCCGCCAGCACTGTGGAGAATTCTTCTCCCAGTGCACGAATAATGGACAGTTCCCGTTCCGTCATTTTCTCAGTATCCCCCTGAACATCGCTTTCACCGCATCATGCTCTGTTTCACTGATTGCCTTATTACCGTCAGATGCGCCGTCAGGCAGCTGTGATGAAACTGTTTTCCCGGCAGACGAGAACGGATCCTCACGGGCATCACGACGGGACAGCGCCTCCAGACTGTAGTTCTGCTGCTGAAGATACAGTGCATCACCGCCGGCCAGGGGCGGCAGGTTCTCCCGTTTACGGGCCTCATTGGGCGTGAGAAGCGTATTTTTCACCGCATCCCCCAGCGTTTTCATGCGCCGCTCACTGTCCATTCTCAGCAGCGTGGTGACATCAAATTCTGTACTCTCGTTTTCCCCCGTTTCCAGCGCCTCATCCAGTAACAGTTCAATGGACTCAATCAGCGTCTGCAGGCACTGGGAATAATACTGCTGCTCCAGCGCCTCCACGTTGTCACTGGAAGGCGGTTGTCCCACGCCAATCTTGTAGGCCGGGACACGGAACACCGAACAGACAATTTCAGCGGTCATCTTCAGTTGTTCCACCGTCTGCGCATCCACAGGTGAAAACGTCGTGGGGTTGTATTTTGCCCCGTTGCTCAGAATGGCCGTTTTCCCCGCATTTTCGCCTGTATACCCGCTGTCCCAGTTGCTCTTCAGTTTTTTCGCATTTTCTTCCGTAATACTGCCGGGGATCTCAATCACCCCGGACGGCCTGCCACCATTTCTGAAAAAAGACGTCGAATTTTCCTGAATATGATGCCCCTGCGTGGCCGCCAGCCCGGCGGCATACACCGGCGGCAATCCTATAAGCGGATGAAAAAAACAGTTAAACCGGTCGTGGATCACTTCCCGGGCAGGCACCGTCACCGCCTCCGTGATCCCGCAGTTCCGGTCCGGCGTGATGCGGTAGAACACCTCGCCGTCATCCGCCACCAGAGGTTCAACCCGGCTCCAGTCCAGAATACGCAGTTCTTTGATCTGCCCCCGGGCATTACGGATTTTCAGCACCACCGTATTGCCGTGACGCAGTTTGGCGTTCAGCCACAGTTCAAAAAACTGGATGCGGTTCTGCTGGGCGTTGGGACGACGACAGAGGCGGGCAATATCCCCCCGGCGCGTTTCCCTGCGTATCCCATGCGCATCCGTCTGCATAAGACGCAGCCGCATTTTGGCGATATCCTGGGATATCAGCGAAATACATGCAAACACCGCATGAAAGGAGAGGACGGCTTCAGGATCGGCTTTCACGCCCTGCTGCCAGGCGCCGGAAAAGGGCTCAGCCACCGCCTGAAACAGGCTGGTCCAGCCCACCTCTCTTACGTCACGTCCTGATTTCTGGTTTTTTCGGGTTCGCCGTAAAAGGTTCCACATTCGCCATGCTCCGCATCTCGTTTCTTTTTCTGACCTGCCGGACGTCGCACCGTGATGTACTCCGCCTTTCCCAGGCGAACCAGCACCTCCGCACACGGCTGTGCCACATCACGGATATCCCCGGCCCGGGCATCATGCGTGCCCTGCAGATATCGGATCTTTGCCATAACCTGTTACGGGAGGCGCACGCCTCCCGTCCTCCTTATCAGACTCAGCCGCCGGACGCACTGCCGTAGTTCACTCCGGTGATCACCGCCACCGCCGCGGTACGGCGACGACGCCAGTTGATCCAGCGCTCCGCACGGATGGCCACGCTGCCTGTCTGGAACATGGAAACCAGCTCCACCGGGGACGGCGTGGTACTGTCGCCGGTCGGCTCAGACTGCATTTCCAGTGATGCCTCGCGGGACATATCCACTGCCACGCCTCCGTCATCCGCCAGATAAATATCCGGGGCATTCACCAGCACCAGCTGGTCACCCACGTACTGGGAGACAATCACCGGCAGCCCCTGGAAGGAGCCACCCAGCAGGGTCATGTCCGGGTATTCCTTCTGACCCAGCGCATTTTTACGCATGGACAGTGCCAGGGCATTGGTGCTGGACATCAGCCAGACCGCACCGGTGGGCTGCAGGTTTGCTGCCACAAACTGTCCAAACGCAGCCTCTGCATCCGCATCCGGGTTACCGGTTGATGCCGTGCCCTTCACATCATGGGTGATGGACGCCGGGGAGACATCTGCCACTGCGGCTTTTTTCGGGTCCACAAAGTCTGTATCCAGACGCGCCACCACCGCTTCCGCCAGCGCATTACGGACCAGTGCATCAGCAGCCGGACTGGAAAAACGGATCAATTCTTCCGTCAGTACCGCAATGGCCGACACCTTCGCATGACTGAAGGTGATGGATTCAAAATCAAACTTCGTCAGGGGTTTTGCCTTACCCTCACCCACCCAGCCGGCAGCACCGCCGGACACCTGGGCGTGCACACGGATATTGAACGGCACCTGACGAAGTGCAGGGATCCCGCCCTGACCAAATCGCCCGATAATGGTCTGCGGACGCAGGTAATCAATAAAGTCCTGTGCGTATTCCTGATATTCAGACAGGCTGCCTGCCCACTGCGGATCCGTGGTGGTCCCCGCGCCCACTGCCGATTTCAGGACATGATGCAGACGACTGTCATCCGGATACTGACGACGGGCCACTTCCAGGGCTTCAGATCGGACGCCTTTAGCCGCAGCCAGCGATTTGGCAAAGCGGGCGAAGCCAATCCCCTTATCCAGTTTCTGCTCCACACGGATCACCGGCGCAGAAGCCACCGCGGCCACATTCCCGTTACCGGCCTGTTTCACCGGCTGCGCCGTGGCGGCCTTACCGGCTTCCAGTTCACGCAGGCGCTTCAGGTGCGCATCCACCTGACGGATTTCCGCTGCGGTGTTGTCGTAATGCTCTTCCTCCTCCACATCCAGCGTGCGCCCTTCCTCTGCGGCTTTGGTCATGACCTCCTCAAGGGAGGCTGCCAGCGCTGCACGCTTGTTTTCAAAACTTTTAATCTGTTCGCCAATATTCATTATGGTCTTTTCCTTATGAAAAACGGTTGTTGACTGTGCCGCAGCGCCGGCAGAAGATGCGATTTTCACCACCGGTTTCCGGTTGCCGGACGCGGCAGAAAACGGGCGGTCGTAAGATTTAATGGTCCGGATGGTGCATTCCGCATTCGCGGGCACGGTGACGGCAGACACCTCCATCAGTTCCCAGCGCAGAAAATGCAGTCCGCCTCCGTCCAGAAAGGTGTATTCATGGGGACGGAAGCCCACGGACAGCCCCCTGACCAGCCCGGTCTTAATGGCCGCCCAGACCTCATCCAGCCGGGCAGCCAGTTGCGACGGCATATCCGGTACGGGCTTCACCAGTGTTGCCGTGATTTCCAGCCCTTCGCTGACCCGGCGCACCGTACACTGCCCCACCGGGCGGGAATGGTCATGCTGCCAGAGAAACGGGATCGCACTGCCAAACTCCGCGCCCTCCGGCTCCAGGATGTCACCATCCCGATCCGGAGAAGGCGTTGACGCAATCCCGGTGATCACTCGTTCATCCTCACTGAAGGATTTCACCGTCAGCAGGGAACAGGCCCGTTTAAGAGTCACATCAGCCTCCTGAAAATAAAAAACCGCCGGAGCGGTTCGTGATGGTTACAGTGTGAACAGGGTTATATGAAAAAAACCGCATATTCTTTCTTTTTCGGTTCCGGGTTAAGGGACATCAGGGAGACCGCATTGAACAGCGCCATCAGCGGGTCAATTTTTCCCCGTCCACTGGCCTGTTTGGTGATAAGAATGGCGTTACCTTTAGGCTCCACCCGGGCATTGCCGACACACCAGGCCATCAGGGGCTGGTCACCATGCACCAGCACCCCTTCAGCCAGTTTGCGCTCGGTGGTTTTAATGGCCCCGCCCAGTTTCCAGCCCTGGCTTATCCCCACCACAATTCCGTCGGGGATCCCGGCTTCCGCCAGTGAATCCAGAATCTGCCCCACCCCTGACGGGTCAATACCGATATGGTCCAGTAACTCAGCCTCATGAATGCGACGCACATATTCCGCCACTTCCGGCGTGTCATCCCCGACACGCCGGACAATGGTCATATCTCCACAGGCAACAAGATCCTGAAACCGGGACGCCTCGCTCTTCCGTCGGACCACCGCGGTTTCATGCGCCCAGGCATGGCCCCAGCCCAGCCATTCGCGGGTCTCCCGGTCACGCCCAATCACATACATCCCCAGCAGATCATCCAGCCCTCCGCCGTCAATCCCCACCGTCACCACATCAGCACGACGCAGGATATCGTCCAGGCTGATACAACGGCCCTGCTCTTCCCAGAAATCAGCCCCCGCCCAGCGGTCAGAGCGCAGGGCAAGACCAATTTCCACATTGGCGTGTTTTGACATGAACCCCCGGAATGTCTCTTCACCGGCTTCCCGGGCTTTACGGTACTCCCGGTACAGAAAGGCCTCATCCACTGAATAGCCGAGATTAGGATTGACCATGGCGAGGTTTTCCATCAGCAGGTGAGCCCCGCTTTCCACCATTTCAGGAGGGTGTTCAAATATCACCGGCAGAAAGTGCGGATCATGAATTTTGCCGTCGCGCACATCCCGGGCGTACTGCAGTTTCTGTCTGAACACCCCGGCGGGCGGTTCATTCGACTGGGTGGTCGTATACACCACAAACCCTTCCGGGCGGGAGGCAAGGCCGCCTATGGCTTCACGTAACATGTCCTCCGCCTTGCACTGCTTGCCAAACAGCCACAACTCATCAATCAGCGTACCCACGGACTTGATACCGGACACCGTATTCGGATCGGCTGCCACCACCTTCAGGGTGGTGTCTGTCACCCGGTGGGTGATGGTCCGGATATGGGTCTGTACCTGGCAGAGGTCATCCAGATCATCGTCACGTCGTACCATATCCCGGGCAGGGTTGAAGGCGTTGGCCGCCACCTCCACAGTCGGGGCCAGAATCGTGTAACCCGCCGCCTGCCGCCAGTTCAGTAACAGTGCAGTCATCATGATCCCCGCGGCCAGCGTGGACTTCGAGTTTTTCTTGGGGATAAGGATAAAAACTTCCTTGATATGGCGTACACCGGTCTGCGCATCGTAGGAGCCAAACAGGGCCGCCACCAGGTCAAACACCCACGGTGCACAGGACTCCCCGAACGTAGGGCTACCAGGTGCATCCACAATCCGCAGTTGTTTAAAAATCGCCAGGGCATGTGCGGCCTCGTCCGGATAAATCGGATCCGGAATAATCGACAGCCCCTTTTTCAGGCGCTCTGCCCAGTCCGGGCAGGCTGTGCTCCATACAGGTATCATCCGTTGCCCTCATTATCGTTATTCACCACCAGTCGGGGTGACGGTGGCACCGCAAAACGGTTAGCCGCTTTTTTCGCGGCATCACCTTTTGCCGATTTTTTCCCGGTATCCCCTTTTTTATGGTGCGTGAACTGCGCCAGACGCCAGGCCGCATCCAGTGCCAGTTTCGGATCAATGCAGAGGTTTTCCACCAGGATCCGCCCCATGGCTTTCACCGGATCGGGAAGACCATCCTCCATATATTCAATACCAGGAGACATCACCGCGGACGGTGGCATCTCCGGATTGTTTTCGTCCGGCTGTGGTATTGCAGCCGCCTCACGGCGACGGGGTTTATCCTCCTGCTCTGATTTTTTCTGCCGGTAAACAGGAACCTCATCCACCTCCACCGTCTCGCATTGTTTACGGGCTATAAACGCAAGCACCTCCGGATCTTTTGCCAGCTGCGAGCCTTTAACCCTGGCGGTCTTCGCCGAATAACCGGCGGCAATGGCTGACGCTGTTTTGTTTTTCCCGGACATGAGCGCCAGCGCAAATTTTCGTTTTTGCGTTGTCAGCACAGCCTCCTCCCGGGTCCAGAACGCACTCAGCCGGGTATGGTTCAGCCCATTTTTCCCGGCGTCTCATGCCGCAAATGTTAACTGCTGCCCGGTTAACATTTGCTGAAAAAGCCTGTTAACATTTTTTCCGCACAACAAACTGAATAATAAAGATAAAAACCGCAAAAATGCCCGGGCAGCCAGTTAACATGTTAACTGCCCTGAAACGGGAATTTTTTCTCTGCGTGAGAGGGGGCGCGGTGTCCAAAGCGATCGTTTTTTACGCCGGATGATACCCCCCCCGGGTTGGGTTACAGTCCGATGATGTCGTCCTCTCTGCCACTACCTCCGGACACCTCCGGCAGCGTCGGGTCCGGCATACCACTCGCCGCTTCACGAGCAGACTTTTGTCGATGGCATTCGGCACAGAGCGTCCAAAGATTCGTCTCCTCATTACCACCACCGAACTGAAGTGCAATTCGGTGATCGAGTTCACTGTCACAGAGGTCAACCACACGACCACAGATACAGCACTGCCCGGCGTCCCTCAGCCAGATATGACGCTTGAGGGAAACACGTGCACTGCCACTGACACGACGCTGCTCCCCCTTCAGAATATTCACCCGTCGGGTATTCAGTGTTTTGATTCTGCTCTGGAGTGTACGAAGCTCAGCCATGTAAAATCCCCGTCATATGGCAATCAGTAAAGGAAATAAATATGTCATCGAAAAACCGGACCCGCAGAACCACAACCCGCAATATCCGTTTCCCCAATCACATAATTGAACAGATCAACATCGCCCTTGAGCATAAAGGGTCCGGTAACTTTTCAGCGTGGGTTATTGAAGCCTGCAGGAGAAGGCTGGCAACAGATGCAACGCATCTGCGCCCGGCCAGCATGACAAATAACGAGAAATGAACGTTCGGTTTCTTCCACCATCGCACCGGACAGGCGACTATGAGGGGACAACGCCGCGCTCCGTTAACGCGGTAAACCCCGGTGTGTATCGTTTTTGATTATCCCCGCACACTCGCGCAGAGGAGTCTCCCTGTCGGGCTGCGGTCTCTGTTAATGCAGGAATACGGCGACAATACCGCGCATGGATAATAAGGTCGCTCAACACACTGGCTGTAATGCAGCGGATACCATGCGGCATTTAGCGGCATTCATCGTACACTCCACGGTTAGCTCTTCATTCGTGGCATTCACCTGAAAGGTCCGGGAGTGTAATTGCGTACATTTACCACTGAACGAACCTTCAACAAGAACACGACCACGCTGCAAAATACGGAACGGAATTGTTCCCTGACAAGGTTCTACGGTTACCCGTAATTTCTTCATGTATCCTCCGGATAATAAAAAGCCAGCTTAGTGCACTGAGTGCGGATATATTCCTGCGCCCCTTCCAGCTGCTTCTGCATTGTCATCAACCGTTCTCTGAGGATGAAATAATCCCGTTCAGCGGTGTCTGCCAGTCGGGGGCCGGTTGCATTATCCACGCTGGAGGTGCCGGTGGCTTCACGCACGGTACCGGGGCAGGTGGCGTTGACCCGCAGGCGCTTACGACCAGCGGCAACATCAGCGCGCAGAGTTTCATTTTCAGCTCTCGCATCGGCTAATTCCTTCGTGTATCTGGCATCAAGCGCAGCGACATCTCGCTGGCGCTGCTGCATGTCAGTAATAGTGGCATTCGCCAGTTTCAGCTCACTGACTTTTTTATCGCGCTGCGCTTTGTAGGTGATGGCGTTATCGCGGTAATGATTCAGCCCCAGACTAAGCACACCACAGGCTACCAGCATGACAATAATCACCACACACAGAACACGGTTCATATCACCACCAACGGATTGCCCAGACCAGAACAGCAATGGCCACAATACGAATGGCAAATGCCATTGCCCGAATAAGTTCAGCACTCATCTTTTTAAAGTTCACGATTTCAGCGCAATGACCAGTTTTGCCAGCCCATACAGCATCGGAGACACAGCAATACCAACAGCCACCCACTTAATAGCAAAAGCCAGCGCTCTGCTGATGTCATCAGTCACTGTCACCCCAGCAGCCCCGACGAAGACAACATCACCCAGGCGAGGGACAGAAAAAGAGCAACCAGCATTAGTGAAAATGAAATACCGACAATCACACACAGGACCTTTGCCGGCGTTATGAGTTTGTCTGACATAGCTACCCCTTAATTGCCACAATTAACTGGGATACTACCCATAAAAAAGGGATGCTCCAGACCAGCAAAAATTTCCAGTTTGGTAATTGACTAATCATGAGTCGCAACTCCCTAATCAGTTTGCTAAAATCAATCAAGGCAGCCTCCCATAGCTTACTGCCATAAAAACAAAACCCCGCTTGCTGCCAACAAACGGGGTTTTTACTTTTATTCACTTAGGTTTTGCCAGTTCACAGGACTTCGTGTTATCCGCCCGCGTTGGCCAACCTCATTTTTCAGCAAAATATTCTGCTTATCTGTCGATTCCCCAGCACGCCAGCGCGCTCTCCTGGTCACGACGGAATACCTGACCGTAACAGTTATTTGAGCGAATACGGCAGTCTCTGCCACCGTCCTTAATCCACCAGCGAATCGCTTCGCATGCTCCCCTGCGATCACCTGCATTAATTCGTCTGTAAAACGTCGACGGGAAACACTTACCGGGACCAATGTTGTACGGACAGAATGACGCGATCCCCGCTTTCTGGGGTTCGGTCAATGGCACTTTGATGTTTTTCTCCACCCATGCCAGCGCCTTATCACGCTCAATGGCGTTAACCCGGTCGCATTTTTCCTTCGACAACTTCATGCCCGGAACGACAGGTTTGCCATCCACCAGGATGGCACCGCGGCAGATGGTCCAGATACCCGCGCCATCACGGTATGCCGTGGTGTGGTTACCTTCCTTTTCATCCAGAAACTGGTCGAGAATGTCAGGCGCAGGCGCACCAGCGGCAATCAGCGCCAGAACGGCAGCCGACAGGCCGTATCTGATTTTTGCGTTCATGGATATTTATCAGGATTTATCGGTTTCTGCCCACGGACAGGTTTATCTGTTCCGGTCAGTGACTTAAGGTTGTGATTCCGGAGGAGTCTTCAGAGAACCAGTAATTCTTCCCGGTAGCTTTCCTTTGTAGGTTATCCATACATTCTGCGCCTCTAAAATTACGGGGCGCTTTTCCGGCGACTGCTCATCCCCTTCACATAACCCGGCAGCAACATCCAGGAAGACCTGTCTGATGCTCCTTCTGGCTGCTGCCTCATAAAACTCCAGCGCGGCACCTTCAACACGGTCCAGCGAGATGTCCAGGTCAAAAATTTCACCGTCAAAGCGTTTTTTGTCCCGTAACGCTAAAGTTACCGTAACTTTATTCTCAAAATTGCGGATCCCTTTCACAATCAGTTCATAGTTTTGAGTCATTGAATTACTCTCCCCGTGCCGCCTTACGACGGTCCTCTCTGATTTTGAAATACAGGTTAGTCAGATATGTCAGCAGCCCAAACAGCAGACTCCCCAGCACGCCTATTGCCGCCCACTGAGACGGGGAAACCCTGTCCAGCAACTGCAGGAACCAGTAGCCCGTTCCCACCGCTGACGTGGTGTATGACACACCTGTTGTGATTTTTTCCATCTGGTCCATACCCCGTCTCCCGTTATCCGGAAGCTGACAACAATAAAAAAAGCCACCAGTTAAGTACTGATGGCTCTGATAACTCATGCAGGCATCTCAGACGACCCACTGACACTACCGGTGAGTTTAACGATACCTTCCATTTGGCTGGCTCACTTTTTATGATGATGCCGGTGCATTTATCTCCAGCACCAGACTTTCTATCTCAACGCCATACGCTGCATTTTTGGTAATATCCGTCAGCGTCAGCGCATTCAGCCCCAGTGTCAGACTGTCTTTTATGACCTGGAATGCCGGGCCAGCCACTCCATTCAGTTTCGGAGTAACCGTGGCACTGCCGGCGGTGAACACCAGTTCCAGCGTCTGCCAGTCATTACTGTAATTCCCGAACTCGCCCAACTTTGTGTTTCCTGCTTTCTTGTGATGCATCAGATTCAGTTTGCCGTCTGTGGTCTGGGTGAAGAACGACATCAGGAACGGGTTACCAGTCCCGGTCATCGCCACGACGTCAGGTAACGCTACATCGGTATACAGATAAATTCCCAGGCCGAACTGGTTGTTGGTCAGTGCGCCTGACAGTCGAAACTTACAGCTCAGTCTGCCACCCCGTGTCAGCAGGGAGACTGCGTCATCCACCGGATGCATCAGGGACCAGGTTTTATTGCTCTGCTTGGCGATCTTAAATACACCACCCGACAACTGAATTCCGCCGTCCTTAATGGTCCAGCCCTGCGCAGCAGCCTCTCCGGCTGTCGGCAACAGGGAGATTGTGCGTACGGATGCATCTTCAGACGGCCCCGATGGCGTGTTGCCGCCGGGCGAGGGTTTGATTTCCGGTGCCTTACCACTGATGAAAGCTGAGGTGCGCCCGGCTGCGTTCAGAATAGCGGTTGCCATACGATCCGGAATAATGCTCCTGCGCGCCCATGAACTGAAATGTGTCGGGCGGTTTGATGATACCTGGTTTCCATTCGTTCTCGATGCCGCACCGTAATATCCTGATGCCGGAATATCCGGATCTTCTGCCGGTGCGTTAGTGGCGGTATTGACGCCGTTACCGTCTGTCATGAAGGGCACAAAATAAACGCCCTCACTCTCCCTGTTTTTATACCCGCCGTACACGGTGTCGTACTGGGTAGCGTATGTATTTTTCCAGTAATACGTCGTGTCACCACAAATCCACGGCACATTTACAGCACTGCCACCATGACACTGCGCGTTAAACACAGTGAGGTCAGCACGAAACTGCTTCAGCATGGCTGTAAACAGCGCAGGTTGCTGTGCGTAGGTGGCGGCGCTCATGTCAAACTCTCCCTGCATCCAGCACACCGCCAGCAACACATTTTTCGGGTTCTTCTGTAATGCAGCTTTAGTGCGCGCAATCAGGTCCTGATATAACGGTTTACCCACCCCCCAGCGCGCCGAATCCTGGCTGGCCCCCGCGTCCGCACTGAATGTCCCCTCCGCGCCCTGGGTGAATGCCGAACCACCACGACAGCATGGTACCAGCAGGATCCCCGCGTTATTCGGGATATACGGGAGCAGTTTTTTGGCAATATGTAAGCCCTGGCCGACACAGCCGTACTGCCCTTTGCTCAGGTCTGCCTTCGGATGATTCAGCGTACTCATATCCTGCACATCATGCAGACAGTGGTCAGCCGGGATGATGTCGTTATACGTACAACTCTCTCCACCCGGAGTTACCGTGCTGCGGCGCGCCAGCTGTTTAATGCGCGGATCCGGAGCATCGTAAGAATCCGGTAACGGAAGCCCTTCACCGTAGGCCATGCCGTTGGACTGTCCGGCAAGCACAACCACGTAGAACCAGTCCGGCTCAGTTGCACCACTGACGACCACATCACCTTCTGCTGCAATCGCCTGCATCAGGGTATAAGGGGTTATGGCCACCGGACTACCAAACGGCTGCCAGCCCTCTTTCAGTTTATGTGTCAGCTTTTCCGCAAGGTCTGACGGCGACGCCGCCCTGACAACATCATAGTATTTAAATGCCATGAATCCTCCCGGCCGGGATAATATTGTGAGTAAAATGAGGAGCGGGCTGAAGTCCGGAAGTTACAGGACAATGGCAGAAGAGAGACAACAGTCCGCAATACGAAAAAGGCCGCGCTATTGCGCAGAGTGATTACTGTCGGATATTATTCGCCAGCTGAAATATTACTTCACGTTTTGTTGTTTATTCCTTGCCGCCCGCGTCTCCCTGCGCGGGCTTTTTTTGTCCATAAGAAAGCCCCTCCGGAGAGGGGCTGGAGAGTGGCGCTATGTGCCATTGCATGGTGCCGGGTGCCTCCCGGTGAATTCAGTACCAGCACCTGAATCCGCGATTATCCCATATACCTACTCGCTGATTGCCCCTCCGCACAGGGGGATTCACCATGCCAGTTTCTTTTAACAAAGTAACCGGCTCATTTAAACCGTCTGGTCTGTTTCCTCCGGCTCTACAAAAATAATGTCCATCATTTTTAATGGACACTATCGTATGAAACACCGGACCTGGATCACTGAAGCTTTACGTCTTCACTTTGAAGAACATTTACCCCGGGTTGTGGCCGGGCGTCGCCTGGGTGTACCAAAATCAACAGTTTGTAGTATGTTCGTGCGCTTTCGGAGAGCTGGCCTTTCGTGGCCTTTGCCCGCAGGCATGTCGGAGCAGGAACTTGATGCCTGCCTTTACGGACAATTTTCCACGGTACCAGTCGTACGTCCTGAAAGCACCGTTATATCCGAAGCCCCCGTGGTAAAAAAACGTCCCCGGCGGCCCAACTTCCCTTATGAGTTTAAAATCGCCTTAGTGGAGCAGTCACTGCAGCCCGGAGCCTGTGTGGCGCAGATCGCGGGGGAAAACGGAATCAACGATAACCTGCTCTTCAACTGGCGCCATCAATACCGGAAAGGTGGCCTGCTGCCTTCCGGAAAAAATATGCCGGCACTGCTTCCCGTGACGTTAACGCCGGAGCCGGATAATAAAATCCCGGCCCCCGCACAGGAACCAGAGCAGATAAATACACCGTCCGACAGTCTGTGTTGTGAGCTGGTTCTGCCGGCCGGAACTCTCAGGCTTAAAGGTAAACTGACGCCGGCGTTATTACAGACACTTATCCGCGAAATAAAAGGGAGCAGCCACTGATGATATCTCTCCCTGCAGGTTCGCGTATCTGGCTGGTTGCAGGTATCACCGATATGCGAAATGGCTTTAACGGCCTGGCATCAAAAGTTCAGAACGTCCTGAAGGATGACCCGTTCTCCGGACACCTGTTCATCTTCCGCGGACGCCGGGGTGACCAGATAAAAGTGTTGTGGGCTGACAGTGACGGACTGTGCCTCTTCACCAAACGCCTGGAGCGGGGCCGCTTCGTCTGGCCAGTCACCCGTGACGGCAAGGTGCACCTTACTCCGGCTCAGTTATCCATGCTTCTTGAAGGTATCAACTGGAAGCACCCGAAACGAACGGAACGCGCTGGAATCCGCATATAACCCGTTGTAAAGTGAGGATATGGACACCTCACTTGCTCATGAGAACGCCCGCCTGCGGGCACTGTTGCAGACGCAACAGGACACCATCCGCCAGATGGCTGAATACAACCGCCTGCTCTCACAGCGGGTGGCGGCTTATGCTTCCGAAATCAACCGGCTGAAGGCGCTGGTTGCGAAACTGCAACGTATGCAGTTCGGTAAAAGCTCAGAAAAACTTCGTGCAAAAACCGAACGGCAGATACAGGAAGCACAGGAGCGAATCAGCGCACTTCAGGAAGAAATGGCGGAAACGCTGGGTGAGCAATATGACCCGGTACTGCCATCCGCCCTGCGCCAGTCTTCAGCCCGTAAACCGTTACCGGCCTCACTTCCCCGTGAAACCCGGGTTATCCGGCCGGAAGAGGAATGCTGTCCTGCCTGTGGTGGTGAACTCAGTTCTCTGGGATGTGATGTGTCAGAGCAACTGGAGCTTATCAGCAGCGCCTTTAAGGTTATCGAAACACAACGTCCGAAACAGGCCTGTTGCCGGTGCGACCATATCGTGCAGGCACCAGTACCTTCAAAACCCATTGCACGCAGTTATGCCGGAGCGGGGCTTCTGGCCCATGTTGTCACCGGGAAATATGCAGACCATCTGCCGTTATACCGCCAGTCAGAAATATACCGTCGTCAGGGCGTGGAGCTGAGCCGTGCCACACTGGGGCGCTGGACAGGTGCTGTTGCTGAACTGCTGGAGCCGCTGTATGACGTCCTGCGCCAGTATGTGCTGATGCCCGGTAAAGTCCATGCTGATGATATCCCCGTCCCGGTCCAGGAGCCGGGCAGCTGGTAAAACCCGGACAGCCCGGCTGTGGGTCTACGTCCGTGATGACCGTAACGCCGGTTCACAGATGCCCCGGCGGTCTGGTTCGCGTACAGTCCGGACCGGAAGGTATCCATCCACAAAGTCACCTGGCCGGTTACAGCGGTGTGCTTCAGGCCGATGCTTACGGTGGTTACCGGGCGTTATACGAATCCGGCAGAATAACGGAAGCCGCGTGTATGGCTCATGCCCGGAGAAAAATCCACGATGTGCATGCAAGAGCGCCCACCTACATCACCACGGAAGCCCTGCAGCGTATCGGTGAACTGTATGCCATCGAGGCAGAGGTCCGGTGCTGTTCAGCAGAACAGCGTCTGGCGGCAAGAAAAGCCAGAGCCGCGCCACTGATGCAGTCACTGTATGACTGGATACAGCAACAGATGAAAACACTGTCGCGTCACTCAGATACGGCAAAAGCGTTCGCATACCTGCTGAAACAGTGGGATGCACTGAACGTGTACTGCAGTAATGGCTGGGTGGAAATCGACAACAACATCGCAGAGAACGCCTTACGGGGAGTGGCCGTAGGCCGGAAAAACTGGATGTTCGCGGGTTCCGACAGCGGTGGTGAACATGCGGCGGTGTTGTACTCGCTGATCGGCACATGCCGTCTGAACAATGTGGAGCCAGAAAAGTGGCTGCGTTACGTCATTGAACATATCCAGGACTGGCCGGCAAACCGGGTACGCGATCTGTTGCCCTGGAAAGTTGATCTGAGCTCTCAGTAAATATCAATACGGTTCTGACGAGTCGCTTACAACCGCTG